AAGAACGGATGGCGGTCTGGCCTCGAAGAGAGTGTCGCCGCCCACCTTTCTGGCAAAGGCATCCAGTATGAGTACGAAGAAAATAAACTCAGCTATGCCGTGCCGCAGCGCCAAGCCACCTACACGCCTGATTTCTACGTCACCACCACGAGTGGTAAAGTAATCGTAGTTGAGACCAAGGGCAGGTTTGTTACCGCAGACCGCCAAAAGATGCTGCTCGTCAAAGCGCAACATCCTCACCTTGATATTCGGATGGTCTTTTCCAACCCGAAAACAAAAATCTCAAAAAAATCAAGCACCACATACGCCGATTGGTGTGAGAAGCATTGCTTTCTCTACGCCAAACAGCTGGTGCCAGAAAGTTGGCTTAATGAATAAGGCAGACGTTAAATTTATAATCGTTCATTGCTCATACACCCCACCCAAAATGGATATTGGCGTCAAAGATATTGACCGCTGGCACCGTGAAAAAGGTTGGATGGGCTGTGGCTATCACCTTGTTATCAAACGAGATGGCACAGTCGAGGAAGGACGACCACTAAATAAACAGGGCGCACACGTTCGGGGTCAAAACTCCAAGAGCGTAGGCATCTGTTTGGTTGGGGGCATGCGTCGTGCAAAGTCCCCAATACCCGAAATCAACTACACTGATGAGCAGATGGCAGCACTACGTGAAACCATCGACACGCTTATCGCCGACAAGTTCCCAGCAGCAACTGTGAAGGGACACACTGATTTCGATAAGGGCAAAACCTGCCCAAACTTTGATGCTGGTCATTGGTACAAAACGGAAGAAATTCTTCCAACCATTTAAGGCCACATCACAACCACTACCAAAAGTAGTTTAACATTAAACTATATAAAGGCTCGCCAATCGGTGGGCCTTTTTTATTTACACCTGACAGATAGGAAATCACCATGACACAAATGGAAATCGTAAAACACCACCTTGCTAACTTCGGTAAAATCACACCGCTAGAAGCACAATCAAACTACAACATTTGGCGCTTAGCCGCCGTTATCCACAAACTTAAAACCCGTGGTTTGGACATTTCAAGCCAACTGAAAACCGCACCAAGCGGTAATCGGTATGCGGTCTACAGCATTGCTGGATAGCGAAAGCGAGTACCTGCGAAAAGAACCGTGTCCATCCTGTGGGTCTTCTGACGCCAGAGCCATCTACAGTGATGGACACACTTACTGTTTTTCTTGCACCGCCCGAACACACGGTGATGGGCAAGAACCTATAAGAAGTGGAACCCGAATGCCGCAAGACCTATTACCGTTTGGGGAAGCCCAAGCGTTGCCTAAGCGTGGCATCACCGATGAGACAGCCCGTAAGTTTGGCTATACCATCGGTGAATACCATGGCGAACCAGTACAGATTGCGACCTATCGTGATGCTACTGGTACCCCAGTTGCCCAGAAACTAAGGTTTAAAAACAAACAGTTCAAGTTCATCGGCGATACAAAAAAGGCTGGCCTATTTGGGCAACACCTTTGGCGTAACGAGGGTGGGAAAATGCTGTGTTTGGTTGAGGGCGAAATCGATTGCCTTAGCCTTTCGCAAGTGCAGGGAAATCGTTTTCCAGTATGTAGCGTTGGGACAGGCGCAGCTGGTGCAAAGAAAGCTGTCGCAAATTCTTTGGAGTTTGTCGAAAGTTTTGAGCGCGTTGTCATCATGTTCGATAATGATGAGGCAGGTAGAGTTGCCGCCCAAGAAGTTGCAGCAATGCTGTCTGTAGGTAAGGCGGCTATTGCCACCCTGCCCCTCAAGGACGCCAACGAAATGTTGGTGGCTGGTCAAGGCGCTGCCCTTATTTCCGCAATGTGGGATGCCAAAATCTACCGCCCAGATGGCATCATCGATGGTCAGAACATGTGGGAAACCATCATGGCTGACGACGACATGCAGTCAATTGACTACCCATTCGCTGGCTTAAATCAGAAAACATTGGGTATGCGACGTGGAGAACTGGTCACAATCACGGCTGGTTCTGGCGTTGGAAAGTCTCAGGTGTGTCGCGAGATTGCATTTGAATTGCTCAATCGTGGCGAGAGCATCGGCTACATTGCCTTAGAAGAAAACACCAAGCGCACAGCGTTGGGCCTCATGGGTCTATCGCTTGAGAGACCGCTGCACCTATCTAAGGATGGCATTTCTGTGGGGGCTATGCGCTCAGCTTTTGATGACACAGTCGGCAGTGGACGGGTCTTTCTTTATGACCACTTCGGCTCACTGGCCACGGACAATTTATTGAACCGTGTTCGTTATCTGGCGAAGGCATGTGATGCTGGTTGGGTCATCCTCGACCACCTCAGCATTGTGGTCTCAGGCGTGGACAACGGCGATGAGCGAAAAGCCATCGATGTCATCATGACCAAGCTGCGTTCACTCTGCGAAGAGACTGGTATTGGCCTCATTCTCGTGTCCCATTTGAAGCGTCCATCGGGCGACAAAGGATGGGAGAACGGACTTGAAACCAATCTCAATTCCCTGCGTGGCAGTGCTGCAATCGCCCAGCTGAGTGACATCTGTTTGGGCGTGGAACGAGACCAACAAAGCGACAACCCAAACGTCTCAACAATCCGTGTGCTGAAGAACCGCTTCACGGGTGAAACAGGTGTGGGCTGCTTCGTTTATTACAACAAAGAGACAGGGCGCATGGTCGAAGTCGAAGACCCAACGGTCTTTGCAGACGAAACCCAAAATGGAGAAGTCATCGAAGACTTTTAACAGCTAGTCGAAAGGGACAGCCTACTTGAAGAACATCTTATTTGACATTGAAACTAATGGACTTCTACCAGAACTTACTGAGTGTCACTCAATAGTTTTGTTAGATGTCGATACAGACGAAATGGTATCCTGCGCAGACCAAGAAGGATACACACCCATCGCTGATGGCTTAGAAATTTTAGCCAAAGCGGAACGCCTGATAGGCCACAACATCCAAGATTTCGACCTGCCAGCATTGAGGAAATTGTATGGCTTCACCTACCTTGGTGAACTGCATGACACGCTAATTATGTCACGGTTAGTCTGGTCAGATTTAAAAGAAAACGACTTCAAATTTGCCAAGAAGAACCGTGAGTTTCCAATGAAACTTATTGGCTCTCATTCCCTTGGCGCATGGGGCCACCGATTGGGCCAGCACAAGATTTCCTACACGGGTGGCTGGGGGCAATGGTCACAGGAAATGCAGACCTATTGCGAGGGTGATATTTATACGAACCTTACGCTCTACAATAAAATCCTCAGCAAAGAACCAACCCCTGACAGCATTCAATTGGAGCATGATTTCGCTGCGGTTATCCGCAAACAAGAAGCCCATGGTTTTCACTTTGATGTGGTCAAAGCCAATGCTCTTTTAGCCAAACTCCAATCGCGCAAAGCGACCTTGGAAGCTGAACTTCAAACGACGTTCCCCCCTTGGGAAATTCGTGAGCCGTTCCTACCGAAGGTCAACAACAAGACGCGAGGTTATGAGAAAGGCGTGATGACCTTCAAGGTAAAGACCGTCGTCTTTAACGCTGGTTCTCGTGACCACATCGCTAACCGCCTTCAAGAAATCCATGGGTGGAAGCCCGAAGATTTCACAGCCAATGGCAAACCAAAGGTCGATGAAGATGTGTTGAAGCAGCTAGATTACCCTGAGGCAGAGATACTGAATGAATATCTAATGCTGAACAAACGTCTGGGCCAACTGGCTAGTGGAGCAAACGCTTGGCTCAAGTTAGAACGAGGCGGCAAGATGCATGGGCGCGTTAATACAAATGGATGTGCCACACACCGATGTACCCATTCAAAGCCAAATATGAGCCAGACGCCAAGCGTCAACGCACCCTATGGGCATGAGTGTCGTGAGCTATTTTACGCACCAAAGGGTTTCAAACTGGTGGGCGCTGACCTCTCAGGCTTAGAGTTGCGCTGCCTTGGCCACTACATGGCAAGGTTTGATGATGGCGCATACGGCGAAGAGGTGGTGAACGGAGACGTACACACGGCCAACCAAAAGGCTGCGGGTCTACCAACTCGAAACAACGCAAAGACCTTTATCTACGGGTTTCTGTATGGCGCTGGTCCAGCAAAGATTGGGTCAATCGTTGGCGGTAGTGAAGCTGAAGGTAAAAAACTCATTAGCAAATTTATGAAGGCGACACCCGCCATAAAACTTTTGCGTGAGGCAGTTGCTAGTGCGTTTAAAAATAAAGGTTATCTGACTGGATTGGATGGGAGAACCCTACCCATTCGCGGCAGTGGCCATGCTGCGGTCAATATGCTTTTGCAGTCAGCTGGCAGCATTTTATGCAAACGCTCCACGGTCATTCTTTACGAAAACTTAACACGGCTTGGCTACACTTTTGGCAAAGACTACGCGCTTGTCGCTCATGTCCACGATGAAGTGCAGCTTATAGCCAAAGAGGAAATAGCCACCATTGTCGGACAACAAGCCGTCAGCGCCTTCGAGGAAGCTGGCACGTATTACGACTTTAGATGCCCAATCACGGGAGAATTTAAGGTCGGACAGACGTGGGCC